GCAAACGAGTTACCGCGCGCCCTGCGCATGACTCGTCGAAGGCTGGCGCTGCCAGCTGCTCTCTTCCTGACTCGCGCCGCGAGTGGACACAGGAGGAGAATGTCCGTGGCTGCATTGTGTCTCTTTTTGCAGCTTTGGAGGTCTATGGGCTACGCCCACGGGCTGAGGATCCAGATACTATGCGTGCCTTCAACAAGGCCGTGCAGCACTGGACTCGAGGTTCTAACTTGGTTCACCCCAAGTACGGATGGATTAAGTTTGCCAAATACAAGTTTGCGGCATTCATCCATGCGTCTACCGCCCAGGCGGACGCATCTCCCCCTCCCCCGTGGCCCGTTCAGCCACCGAGTGGTGATCCTAAGAAGGATTGGCACGACAAGCCCAGCACTCTTGCTGGTGGCTCTGTCGGCCGATTCATCCGGACTCACATCCTTGGTGCAGCTTCGAATGGAAAGCCGCCAGTCGCCCTTAACTTTGGTGCGAACGGTGATGCCGACTGGACGTTCAATCGTCCCCCATCGGTTATTACTGGTGCCCGCAGTGCACGCCAGACTTTTCTCGCCACAATCGGCAAAGTGAAGTCAGCATGCCCCCGGCCTGGTTTGGAGTTCCTTACGGACTCTGTCGAAAAGACCGTTAAGGCGCTTAGTACCGAAAAGCGTCTTCCCGAACCCTTTATGCTAACCCTATCCAATGGGCAGCAGACACCTATCCACTATCTGCGCGTTATCGAAGCACTCGAACGCACGGTTGATGAGATTTTTGTTGATAAGAAGGTTCAGGGCCCCCAGCTACCCGGGGGAGCGTTCTATCGCCAGTTTGACGACAAAGCCCGGTACCGTCCCATCAGCGCTTCCACGAAGTCGACCTATAGCCATTCCCAGGCAAAAGGCGGCAACATGGCGGTCATCACGCAATTCATTGAGGATCAGAATCTTCTACGTGACGTCCGGCCGATTGTATCGGCAGAAGCTGTTGGGGAGTACAAGCACGACGCGTCCATGCAGACTGTGTTCAACCTTCTTCCTCCGGAGGATGACCACCTGTTTGGATTTGTTATGCCACCCCTACATGCGCCCCTCTACGACTGCGACATCCGTCGTGTTGAGTGGACCTCTCGCTTGCTACAGACCGAGATTGACCGCAAGTTGCAGGAACGCTTCGATTCCGATGAAGCACTGCAGAACTTGGTCAAACCGGTAGCTCTAGCTGAGGCCCTTAAGGCTCGCATTATCACCGTCGGAGATGGACTTTTAACCAAGTACCTCCACGCCCTTCAGAAGTTCATGTGGTCGGCTCTTCAGCCGCACAAGACCTTTGTGTTGACAGGTAAGACTGTCTCGGCCACTTTGGTCGAGGAGTGTATAGGCGCGACTTGCGCCCCCTGCCCACACGGGTGTGTTGAAGCTTGTCGCCATGGCGAGTTCTTCATCTCCGGTGACTATTCCGCTGCGACTGACAACCTAGCCCCCTGGGTGTCGGAAT